AACACAAGAGAAGTTGTATAAACTTTATGACTTTTGTGGTGAGGTTCCATTCAATGATAGTTGTGATTATTAAAGATTATAACGGATAGATTGTTATAATGAAAAAAGTATTGGATCATGGATTTGTTCGTCTCGTGGATCACATGCCTCAAAAAGAACTGGATTCGTCCATCGTCCAATCCGCCAGAGTTTCCTACGGTGATGGTACCAAAACCTCTCGTGGAGATCGTGGTCTCATTCGTTACCTCCTACGCCATTGGCACACAACCCCTTTTGAAATGGTCGACTTCAAGTTTCACATCAAAATGCCCCTCTACATCGCTAGACAACACCTTCGACATCGCACCGCAAGTGTGAATGAACTATCTGCTAGGTACTCTGTGGTACCCAAGGAGTACTACGAACCTGATACCTACCGCGGGCAATCTGAGGTAAATCACCAGGGGTCTGAAGGTGTTGTAGAACTCAAGAATAATCTTGATGACAAAGTGTCTCAACAACTGAGTCAATCATTTGATGTATATGAAGAGCTCTTGGAGAATGGGTGTTGTCGGGAACAGGCGAGGGGAACCCTCCCACAGTCTACCTATACGGAATTTTATTGGAAAATTAACCTTCATAACCTCCTCCACTACCTTCACCTCCGAATGGATGCTCATGCCCAAGAGGAGATTAGAGATTACGCGACGGCCATATTCAACCTCGTGAAGCCCTTGGTCCCAATCACAATGGAGGCATTCATGGACTTTCGTGTAAATTCTATGCAGTTGACTGGTCCTGAAATTGAAGCTATAAACTCTGGGAAAGAAATTGAATCTCCGGGTGAAAGAAGAGAGTTTCAGGAAAAGTTAAAGCGCTTAAAAATAAAATCATCAGAATAAGTACCTATGATTACAAATGCGTCTGCTATAATGACAACCCAAACACTCTTTAATTTTGAGCTGAACCGTCGCCCCGATTTAGCCCGTAAATATGGGTATTTTAAGGTGATTGAACCTAAAACTACCATACATAATGATGAAAAACGACTCAGCTACATTGAATGCGAAATGTCGCGCCGACCCCGCGCAGCATTCAGAATGAAAATGTATAAAAAATAAATATTCCTTAATAATAAATGCTCGCCATTACAAACACTCTCACTGTATTCGCTGCCGATAAGAAGAACAAGGGGTTCAAGAAGTTAAGTAAGAAGATCCAAAAGGAACGTGACACTGACGTGGACAAGATCAAAGAGAAGGTCACTGATATTTTCCGTGATGAACAGCGTCGTTTGAAGGGATACTTCGATGAGCACAATAAACTGATCAAGAAGGACGACAAACCCAAGAAAAATGGTAAGAAGTCTATCGACTTTTACGAAAAGTAAACCACAACGTACAGAAAACAAAAAACATCGCCAAAGGTGGATTATCCCCAAACTTCTCAGCCAGTAGAGCGCACACCACGCTGTACTGGACGAGCCTGACTTCCTGTTGTGTTTTGATCATCGACCTTTTCATGGACCCCCTAGACTTTTGAAGACCTGACACAGCTGTACTTATTTTACCTATCGTCCCAGGGATCTCTGCGGTCTTCATGAATATATCCCCAATGTCTACAGACTCTATGATTTGTTGTTGGATGAGAGGTTCCAGATAGGTGAAGTAGTTGAAATCTGGATCCAGTTTGAGACAAATACCTTCAATCGTGGAGAAGGCTTTGGCGAGGTACACGAAGCTACTGGGAACGACGAATGGCTTTTCCACTGCGAGTTGTGTGGCGAGATCATCATTCACAATTCCAGAACCATCGAGGGTCTCCAAGTACCCCAAGATAGTTTCAAAGAAGAGTTCAATATCAGAAACATCTGAAGATGTTGGAACAATCACACCCAATTTGACCAGTGTATCTACGATACCCGCAGTGTCCCTCACGATTATGAAACCAAAAAGTTTCGTGAATCCATCTCGTAGTTCATCTGATAAGGGTACGAGTAATCCGAAATCGTAAAATACAAGTTTACCTTTAGATGAAAATCCCAAGTTACCTGGGTGTGGGTCAGCGTGGAAGAGACCATTATCCATAGTTTGAATCACATACGCGTTTATAAGGGCTTCACATATCTTCTTCTTGTTCACCTTCTTATCTGTAATCTCAGTCAGTTTCGTTGACGCGACGTATTCCATTACGATCATTTCATCGTTTGAATACTTTTTATACACTTTCGGAACCTTTACCCAATCAACATCTTTCATACTTTTCCTAAACTTGATGGCATTATCAACTTCTTGTGTATAGTCTGCCTCACCTAACAAGTACTCTATAGATTCATCGAGAACCGTCCCTGAACTATTTCCCGTGTCAATACCTATACGCTCTAAAAAATGTACAATATCGCGTATGTTATCGGTATCCTCCTTCATGATATCCAGAATTCCTGGGCGTTTTAATTTTACAACAACTTTTTGACCGTTATGGAGTACAGCCATGTGGACTTGACCGATACTCGCGGATTTAAATGGTACAGGGTCAAATTCTTTAAAAATAGTATAATCTACAATGGTCTCGAATTCCACGGGGGGGACGTCATCTTGAAGTGATTCCAGTTCCTTTGTAAATTCAGGAGGGTAAAGGTCCCCCCTCGTCGAAGCGATTTGACCCAATTTTACAAATGTTGGTCCGAGATCGAGGAGTTCACCTTTTGTCCATTGACCAAGTTCTTTTTTATTTTGTACAGTGGCATTCTTCCATAGAAACTTACCCGCGAATTTCCATGTTTTCAACTTTCTACTAGGAAGTTTGATTGGTACATGTTGAGCAACACATAACATTCTACTTTCTGTCCAGGTTTTATTTCTGAACATATATAAATGAAGATTTCTAACGTGCTTGGATCAGTCACCAACCCAATTGAAAAATTCCTTCAACCCCCCTCGTTATTTTTTTCACTCATCGTACTTTACCAAGGTTTATTCTCGGGTAATGCTGTCACGATCCCACAGCGGTTAAAAGTTCTATTCGGTAATAAGTTCTTTCGTCTATTCTCACTATTTCTAATTACTTTAACATCATCAAGGGATATTGAATACGCAATTTTATCTACTGCGATTTTCGTGACATTCCTTTATGCATTAAAAACTCCCGAGGAGCGTAAAAGTTCTGGTTTCATTTAATTTATATACTACAAGTAGAATGAAGATTCATATTATTGGTGCGGGTCCAAGTGGTATGTCTTTAGCTTGGGAATTTCTCAGAGCAGGAAATAATGACATAACAATTTACGATAGAAAAATATCTGCCGGTGGATCATGGTGGGAACCGGATGTGGAAAGTAGGGACCTTCACGCACATAGAATTGTATTCGATGAAGCGTTTGTCAATACGCAATCTTTATTTTCAGAGATGAACATCAAATGGAATGATATATTTCAACCAGTGGATAAGAAGGAGTATCTACACACCGCCTTTAAATCTATCAGTGTCAGAGATTATACAACCCTAATTTCACTCTTTTCTCGTGTATTTGCACACCCAGATAAATACAAGGGAATATCTCTCAGAGATGCAGTCGGAACTCTCAGTGAAAATGGACAGAACTACATTGAACACTTACCCTTAATAATGGATGGTGTTACTTGGGATGTTATGTCTGCGTATGAATTTGTAAAAAATATAGATCATACATCACTTTCTACTATGCACACACAAAAGGTCTCAGGTAAAGTGATGTGTGACGCTATGGAAAATTGTTTATTAAATAATGGAATTAATTTTGTTTTTGGAGCTGAAATGACTTCTATTGAGTATCGCAGCGATGGCTATTCTGCCAAACTTAGTAATGGAGAAATTATAAATGATGGTATGTTGTTTTTATGTGTAGATAATAGTCCAGCTCTAAAACTCTTGGGTGATAACTGGGGTCCCGACGCAGAGAAAAAACTTAGGGGAAGTACGTATGGCGCTATAAATGTTCTTATAGATTATGATAGGAAACCAATATTGAAAACAGATTTGGAAATAGTGAGTACTACAGAATGGGACTTACAACCTAAGGTATTATTTGGTACTAACACAATATCTTGTGTTATATGTAACCTTACAGAGAATGTATTAAGTTCTAACCCAGATATGATAAAACAAGAGGTTCTCAAACAACTTGGTTTACCTGAACCCATTGATATACGGATTGGTTGGGGTGCGGAATGGAATGGTAAAAGTTGGGACTTTTCACAATCCTCTGGGGTTCTCAGTCTCTATGGTCAGCTCCCATTCTTTGGAAAATGTCCCACGGTTGCGATGTGTGGTATGATGTCGCCACGAAACACACCATATTCGAGCATAGAGGCAGCTATAGAAGTATCTCGGTCTTTGAGTCATGAAATTTTCGGCAGTCGAAAACCACTGAAACCTTTACCTCTTTCCCGGTTTTTATTGTATACAGTTTTGTTACTTATACTTATAGTTTTAGTCTTAGTATATCGTAGATGAAGTTCATAGCACAGGTGTACGAACCTATGCTTGAATTTAATAGTAAAAAGTATATCCGTTATATAATTCCTGCAAATGTCTCGGAAATTATAGAACGAATGCATACAAATAAATCACATCTCCTTGTGAATCAAAACATCGACAACCCCCTCGATGGTAAAGTGCTCACAGTAAAAGTGCCGTTCCGTTATAGGAGAGTGATGTGTGAAGTCAAAGGACGTCCCATTCAGTCTCTAATAAAGGGTGATGAAGTTGAAGTTGTGGTCGACTTCAAGGGTGTATGGAATGTTGGTAATTATTCGGGCTTCTCTTGGATACTCTCGAGTTCTTCATCTTCCACCGGGGCTTGATTGGGATCTTGGGGGAGTTCAATTGTCTTGAGGCCACCTTTCTTGAATCCCTCAAAGGTCTGGAGCATACCTTGAAGCCTGAAGACTTCTTGAGTCATCTGTTCAATGTTCACACGAAGCTTGTTAATATTCTCTTTAACGTCGACGGTAGGCATCTTATACTCATTTAAAGTTTCAAGTCTTTAAATAAATAGAGTATGACGGTTCTCACAAGAACCGGATACATTATTGACACGGGTCCAATCCAAGAAATTAAAAAAGAACTTACGGTAAGACCTGTAGTCAATGGGGATTACGGATTCCCTCCACCACCTTTCAAGGTTTTCAGACCAGCTAAGAATGGAGTCTGCGTTCCAAGATTCTACGGAACTGCTAAACTTGGGGAACCTGAGGAGGATAAGAGACCTGAGCCCACTCGTATCAACACCAAGTTTGTCGGACAGCTTAGGGATTCCACCCACCAAAACGACGCACTTCGAGCAGCAATTAAAGCAGGGCATGGCGTCCTTTCTTTACCATGTGGGTATGGCAAGACGACGGTATCCTTGGCCATAGCGTGTAAGTTGGGTTACAGGACCATGATTGTCGTACATAAACAGTTCTTAGCAGATCAGTGGCGAGAAAGAATTCAACAGTTTTGTCCAGGTGCCACGATTGGTGTGGTACAACAAGATAAGAAAGAAGTTGAGTGTGACTTTGTAATCGCGATGCTCCAATCACTTTCACTCAAAGAATATTCATTTTCAGATTTTGAGAGTATAGGAACCCTCATAGTAGATGAGGCGCATCATATTTGTGCAAAAGTATTTAGTCAGAGTTTATTTAAAATGTGCCCCAAGCACATCTTTGGACTTTCAGCGACACCCGAAAGAAAGGATGGTCTCACTAAAGTGCTTCATTGGTTTATGGGTCCAACATTCTTTGCAGTTGAGAGAAAGAATCAGGGACAAGTTGAGGTTTTTTCAGTGACTTTCGATTCACCGAATTATAGAAACCCTCCACCCTCTATGAGGAACGGAAAGATTTCAATGCCAAATATGATTACACATCTAGTTGAAGATCGTCAAAGAAACAAGATGCTCGTAGAATTGGTAAAAAAGGCATCGGCGGGTACTCGACAACTTTTAGTTCTCAGTGATCGCCGTCTTCATTGTGAATTTCTTCATCAATGTTTTCCTAAAACTTCAGGACTCTATATGGGTGGTATGAAAGAAGCCGCTCTCCAGGAATCTTCAAAGAAGAAGATCATCTTCGCAACATTCAGCCAAGCCCATGAGGGTCTAGATATCCCAACACTCGATACAGTTATCTTAGCCAGTCCCAAGTCTGACATCACTCAAAGTATTGGGCGTATTATGAGAGAAACCAAAGGGAAGAAGAATGATCCTCATATATACGACGTACACGACCCTTGGTCGATCTTCACAGCAATGTATTACAAGCGAATGAAGGTATACAGACAAGGTGGTTTCAATATCCGCGGAAAGGTTGTGGAAGAAAACAAGAGTGACTTCCCTCAGGGAAAGTGTCTGTTTTTATAATCTGAACATCTATTAAATGTCGGGTGCATTAATACAATTGGTATCCAAGGGAATACAAGATGTCTACTTGACTAGTGACGATGGACATTCATTTTTCCGGATGAAGTTTACGAGACATACAAACTTTTCTCAAGCACCCAAATACATTAAAAATATTTCAGCCAAAGATACGTCTATTAAAATTCCCGTTTTAGGTGATATTATTAATGGGTTATGGTTTGAATCGAGTTCTCTAAACTCTAACTCGAATATCGCATCAAACTTGTTTTACAATTCCACAATAGATCTCTTTATAGGTGGTCAAAAAATAGATTCACAGCCATATGATTACTTTGGTGACATATGGCCAAATTATTTAGCTGACACTTGGAATAAAACACAAGAACTTAATAACAAAACTTCAACATCCAACTTTACATTTGTTCCACTTCATTTCTTTTTCTGTGATCATAAAGCATTTTTACCTCTCGTAGCACTTCAAAATCATGAAGTTGAAATACGAATTAATTTTGATGAAGCAAACTTAGCTACTATAGGAGCCGACGATAAGACTGCTAAAATGTATGGAAACTATATATATCTAGATCGAGATGAGAGAGAATCACTTGTTAGTCGATCACTGGATTTTGTGATTACTCAAGTTCAAAAGATAGAATTCCCTCTCACAACTACGATAGATAACACATTGGCTAGTAATGAAAATGTCTGTGATATATCCGCTTTTAATCACCCAGTTAAATCATTATTCTTTGGATTTGGTGCAAATAGTGACGATTTCGCAAATGATCGTTTTACATTTAAGAGTGCTGAATTACAAATAAACGGGATACCTCTACTCGAACAGATGAGTCCTATGTACTTCCATACCGTTCAAAACTATTATAAATCATCATTCGGAACGTCTGATTTTATCGCTGAAAGTCAGGTATTAATGTATACTCGATTTTTCGCCTATCACTTCTGTATGAACGCATCAGACTATAATCCATCTGGTTCTTGTAATTTCAGTCGGCTCGATAACGCCAAGTTAACCATCAGAGGCGCAGAGAAGGGTTTAAATAGACCAGATAACCAGGGACTATTTGTATACGCCGTAAATTATAACGTGTTGAGAATCAAGGATGGTTTAGCAGGAATTTTATTCGGTAGTTAATGTATAGATGGGTAGAACTGTTCGTTTCGATCATATTTTCGTGTCGAATATGGACGCTGATCCCACAGAGCAGGATATTCTCACCACAGTTCGAAGTATTATTACAAGTGAGATTGAAGCTGATGAGATTGTGGTCGATCGTATAGGTATTGCGAATACAGCCCCAACAAAAAGTTTCTCTATCGGTGCTGATCTCTTTATGCAAAGTGGTCAAGAAATCATTTTGGACGTCTCTAAAACTATTAAGACGGCGCGTATGAATGTAAGTGATAAAATTGGTGTTAAAACTACTACCCCCCTACATGATTTTCAAGTTGGTGATAACCAAGAATTTTTTATAGGTGTCGGTAATCGTGATCTCGTCACAGTTAACGGTAACGTTCTCACATATAATCTGATATTAACAAATCAACTTGAATTAGCAGATAAAATCAAGATAAATAACAGTGATTCAAATGTTCTACATGTTACCGGTAATACCTTTACAACAAACGCGACTGTAGGAACATCGTTAACAGTGGGTACAGAATCTAATCCTGGTTCTGATATCGCCACATTCAAAAATGGTAATGTTGTAATAGAAAATGGAGAACTCCACATTACAGGTAATGTAAGTATTAGTGGTAATCTCGCAATTACAGAAATTCCAGATTATTTACAAGTGAACAGTCTTGTCATATCAAATGCCGTCATTCAAATGGCCACCGACCCCGCGAATCTTGGTGCATTCTCCGGAAATGACGGAACGTATGATATGGCTACATTAATGGTTCAAAAGGCTGGAGACGCTAATGTGTTTTTCGGGTACACGCAAAGTGACGACACTATGAAATTAGGTCGTACATTCGGTGGACCTCTCGACCAAAACTTTACGATCGATCCAGCGACTACAACGAATCTTCATATTTTTGGAGAATTATACACACAAAATAATGTGGGTATAGCCAACACGTCACCAGATTATAGTCTTTCCGTAGGTTCGAATGTATACATAAATGATACCGCAACATCATCTGCGAATGTTTTACATGCCAATGGATATGGGTATTTTAAGGGTATGAGAATAGGTGATGACGGACTCACTGTGGGTAGTCTCATTACATTAGATGCAGATGCGGCGATACCGATGGTGGTGACATCCACTATTCAAGCCCATAGTATTCAAACAACTGGTAACACACCGACGGGTATAGCTAACACAAATCCAACTGATACATTCTCAGTTGGTGATGAATTTTTCATAAACACATCTCCCAACGCGGCGAATACCTTAACAATTCTAGGTAATACAGTGACAAATCGTCTCATCACGCAATCTATTCGTGTACAAGATTTCATCGAGGTTGAAGGTGATTCAGGAATTACGTCTACCGCGAACGTGCTCGTTCACGCCGATACAGATGATGGTGACTCCGTTTCAAATGCTGTAGTGCTCAAATCTGGACCACTCACGGCAAACATAAGTGCGATTGAGATATATGGCGCTAAAACTTCAGCCAGTGGTCAAAATATCCGATTCTTTACCAAAAATACTGAGAGAATACGCATAGCATCTAATGGATATGTTGGTATATCTAATACAGAACCCAGTGAACATTTAACCATTGATGGTAATCTCAAAATCAATGGTAGTAACGCGGCCATATTTGGTAATACAGAGACAAATATGAAGATATTCACGAGTCCGGTGACGAAAGAAACTCGAATCGAAAATATCGTTGGGAGTGGTAAAGGTATCAACTTTTTTGCGAGTACGACCGCCTCCATGGGTACACCAGCACTGACCGTTTTAGAAACGAGTAATGTTGGTGTGGGTACTTCGGTACCTCAAGGGCGTTTTCATGTATCTGGTGGCACAGCCTTTATTAATGATCAAGTTGTTAATCGAAACGGAGTGAGTCACCTCGGGACTCCACTGGTAGTTACCAACACTTCACCAATTACGAGTTCATCCGATTTCAAAAATGTCATGCAACTCACGCGTGAAGGTGGTATAGATGGCCAACATGGTGTTCGAGGTCTCTTCCAGATGGGGAAACATGGAACCGTTTCAGGGACAGCTCGTTCTCAATTGAATCTCTCTCTGGCGGGAGATAATTATAACACCATGAATAATGTGATGACGTGGCGAAGTAATAAGCGCGTGGGAATTGGTACAACAACACCAGCGTCACATTTAGAAATCATCACAACTGGAATAGGAAATTCGGTAACTAACGGTCTTCTCGTACATAGTGAAAAGATTGGTGATATCGCAGATGACGCCATCGTAGCCATGAGGGCTGATAGTACAAGTTCAAACTCGTTTGCTTCGTTTATTCAAGCTGACAATGGTAATCTTCGCGGCTATTCTATGGGTATAACAGGAACTGATGGCGACTTCAGACTTACTAAAAATCCTGATGTGATTAATGATTCAACGACAAGTCGGATCTTTATTGATGGTACTTTTGGTAATATGGGAATTGGTACAGACGCACCTAGGGCTAAATTGGAAGTAAATGGTAATGTTGTGATTGGTAACGAACTCTATTTTGGTGGGCTAGTTTCTGATGAATTTAGTAATACTTTTATCAAAGAACGACTGGTTAGTACAGACATATCAGAACTGTTAATTTTTAAAGGTAATGAAGGTCCCGGTGCTGCTGGCCCAGATCAACTACGATTTGTTGGATCGCAACAAGTATTTCAGACGTATAGTGAACCTGAATTGAATGAAGCAGCTAAGGTCGCTATGGAAGCTGGTACTTCAAGTTTACTTAAGCCGACTATGTTCTTATCTGCGCAGGGTAAGGTTTTGATAGGAACATCTGACGAAAGTAAAATCCAACAAACCGCGACAACACAGTTGTTTGTAAATGGTGGTATCGAATTCGCTGGTGGTCAAAAAGTCAATTTCGGTAACCTAGACATCTTCGCTTTAAGTGATGGTGCTCGTTTTGAGACCATTGGAACTGTTGATATGAGATTTCAAAATAAAGCTACAGTTGGTACGTCTGAATTAAACGCGACTGAAGCTATACGAATTAAGAATACAGGACTCGTGGGGATAGGGACCAACGCCCCGGATACAAATGTGCACATCTACTCCGGTGTCACAACAGACATAGATGTTCTTAAATTACAAAGTCCGGGAACCAATAACAAAATAGGTGTCAGTTTGAATACAAACGATAACTATGGAGGGTATGTGAGGGGTTTCAGTAACACACAGCACTCAATACATGGCACAGTCTTAGGTGCGGTCAAAAATAGCGTTGAAGTTGATGGTATTCATATAATTGATTCTGGTAATGTGGGTATCGGAACTGTAAACCCGAGTGAACACTTTACAGTATACGGTGGTACAACTCGCATCGAACATCCAACGAGTAATGCCATCTTAGAATTTAAAACAACTGGGGGTGTCTCCAGTATTTACGGTGACGTTTCAGGTAACGTGTATATCGACCCATATTCGAATGAGATGATCATAAACAGTAACTTGGAAATCGTGGGTGATCTCTCGATCGATGGTAAGATCGATCTGGGTAACCAAGTCGCCGTCGATCTCGGTGAGGCAACCGCGAACACAGCACTTCATGTCGGTGGTGGCTTTATCTCAGGTTCGAATGAAGTCGCATGTAAGAGATATTCTAAAACCTTTTCAATCGTGACGACTAATGGTCAAGATGTACAAATAACCTTCCAACCCCAAACATTTTACGCTAAGATTGTCGCTCAATTGAGAGAGACGAGTGATGTCGACAACGTAAGTACCATGATACTTGAAGTACAAGGTGGTACACACGACGGAACAGCCCCGAATGTTGACATAGCTATTGGTACTAAAAATATGTTCAGTGGTCTGAATTTGTATCCATGGAGTTCCGCTGTGGTGACAGGGACACGCTCAGTACAGATCGCACCATACATCACCGACGGGAAATTTTATCCGAGTGGTGTGTCGACCGGTCAAACTGGTAGAAACTACACATATGATATTTTCGTGGAAGTTGTATCTGGGGTTGGTGGTGGAGTAAAACACTTTACACATAACATAGGTAACAGTACTAGTGTGACCTTAGATAACGGAGGTGGTGGTAACACGAATCTGGGTGGTTCAGGTTTCGAGTACACATATTAAATTTACTACAAGGGAAAACCCTGCGGTAGATAAAAAAGTAATTATGCCCTGATGGAATCAGAGACGGCTAGAGCAATCACGCCGACAATGAAAGCCATGACGACATAATTGAGTTCAGTTTCTTCACGGCCAATCGTTGGTTTATCTTCCTCGACTTCGAGTTCCACGATTGGCTTTTGTTGTTTGACTGGAGGATTCAGTTCCTCCAGTGGACAGTACGCTATCATTTATATATATTTAGAGATTAATTTCAGTCTTCTTCTTTCGTCTCGTCCTTTTGGGTTTAGAAGAGTTAACATTTACTTGTCTGAGCTCACCCCCAGTTGAATCACCGGAAATGGACATAATATCGGAAACATCATCATCGTCATCCTCCTCACGGATGGTACCCTGTGTTCCCAAGTTAGTGTTCATTGGGGGTGGGGGTGGCATAGAAATCCCACCCATGAGACTTGAAATGTCGAGTCCGGGACCCTGCATCTCGTATTGCCCCGAACCACCCACAGGTGCATCAACCGCTGGACCACCCGTATTGCGAGTTGTGTTTTGAACAGCACTCATCATACTCTTGATGAGATCGGGGTTCTGCTTCATGACATCGTTCATATTGGGCATCACAGATTTGAACATACTATTGGTAAGATGGAACATCATAGCAGAGCCACCGAGCATCATAATCAGCTTGACCTCTGGGGCGATGTTCACCTTGGATCGGTACTTCACATAGAGTTCCTCAAACACACCATCATAGTCATCCACATTTTCCATCACTGATTCAGACCACCCCTCCAACTGGACCTCGAAGGGGTTGTACCTCTTGTTCAAAAACTCGAGACCGGTTACACAGGCGACGAGCATCCTCCGAGAAAAGCGTACAGATTGTTCAACATCTATACTGTATGTGATCCTCTTTACTTCCGAACGAAGTTCATCAACATTTGAATAGGCATTCAGGCGTTTATTCACGGCAAACCCCTTCTTCTCTAAACGTCCAAGTTTATTAATCAAATCTGCCTTCTCTTCATCGATGGAACCGTAGCCCTTTGAAGGCTGTTCCTCCTGCTGACCAGAACCCATGTTCATGTCATCATCGAAAAATGTTGGTTCATCCTCACCATAATCAATCTCCTCCTCATCACCCGGAGGGGCGGGAGTATTCTGCTTATTGGGGTTCGCGAAAGCATCCATAGCTTCTTGTTGCATCTGGGGTGTGGGTCTGGACATATGGTTCGTGGGTCGTGGAACACGCTGAGGACGGGGAGCAGATATTTCAATCTCATCCATCAGGGCCTGTTCATCTGCATCTAATTTCATCACATGTGTGGATCCCCGATCGATTACAATTTCTTCGTCCATCTACTCTCTATATGGAAACTAAAAAAATACCTTTAACGCAGTTTAGAAAAATATATTGGTCTATTATAAATGTTTAAGCTTAACCAGCAGAACCGCACCGCCCTCATGTCCATCGCCATTTTGTTGGTGATCATTTTTGCCCTGAGTGCCAACAAGAATATCAGCAACTACCAGCCCATGCCTATTATTATCAAGACTGTGAACGAAAAGTCTATGTTTAATCTTGAGAACAGGATTGAATGTGCCCCGGGTCAAGGTAAGAAGGGTAGTGCTTACACCACTGGTCTCACCCCCGGTGGTATCTGTGGTGCCCAGCAGCTAGTCAGTGAACACGCTGGATACGCCATCGAAGATGGAATTGGTGGATCTTTAATCTAAGCTAACTATAAATGGCGACCCCAGATCTCAACTACGAATATCATACTATTACCATTGATTCGATTGGTCAAAGTAGTGCGAACACTTTTACTTGTTTCCTTCAACAGCCACTGAAAAATGTTGTCCAGGCTAAGTTAGTGTGTGCTCGTATCCGGACAACTTCCGCTACAGAACATTGTTACGTCTCTATAGACGAACTCGATTCTATCTTTTCTGATCGCGCCTCTAATGTACTCACCGGTCAGGCTTCTATGAGCGTTCTTAGAGGTTCATTTGCGAGTATCGTCTCTGATGCCTCTGATGTAATCAAATTTAAGGATGAATATCCAATTTTCACCCAGTATATAGACCCAATTCGTCGTTTAGATCGTTTCGCAGTTACTATCCGTAACCAAGATGGTAATACGATTACCCGTGCGACCGCCACAGATAAAAATATTTTAGTCCTCCGATTTATGTGTATGAAAGGTAATATGTAATTTTTCTCCCGTTAAAGTAGTATACCATGTCTGCAGGTGTTGTTCAATTGATTGCTATAGGTGCCCAGGATATGTACATCACGGGTAATCCTGAAATATCTTTCTTCAGTTCAACATTCAAGCGACATGCTAATTTTTCACAGTCCATTGAAAAACAAACCATCCATGGAGCAGTGAAAAACAATTCTATGTCCAGTATTCAATTCGAACGATCTGGTGACCTTCTAGGCTATGCCTATTTTACCATCGACGATACCACACAGGCTCTTGATACATCCAATTGGGGGTCCATCATCGATAAAGTGGAGCTTCTGATAGGGGGGTCTGTGGTCGACACACAAGATTCAACCTTTACAGAGAAGATTGCCATCGATACGTTCGCCCAAAACGTATCTAGGAGTGCTCAAGGTACACACCCAGGTGTGAGCGCTAGATCTTATTTTTATCCTCTCCGTTTCTTCTTTTGTGAGGGGCCTCAATGTGCTTTACCACTCGTAGCCTTGAACTATCATAATGTAGAGCTCCGCATTTATTGGGCGACGACTGCATCCAATTACAACGTTGAATGTTTCGCCAATTACTATTACCTCGATAACGAAGAACGTGGAAACATCGCCTCTCGTAAGCACGATCTCTTAATTACCCAAGTACAGAAAAACATCCCCTCGAACTCTATCGTTCAAGAACTCACGTTTAACCATCCAGTGAAGTATCTCGCATCATCGGATACGACAACGGACGGTGCCCTCACATCCCCTACGAATAAGATTAAATTGAATATCAACGGTCTTGATGTGAGTAATTATAGATGGGGAAAACCACATTTCATAGATGTAATGAGCTATTATCACACAAACTTTGTAGCTTCTCCCGATTTTTTCTTGTATCCGTTTTGTCTCTCTACGAGCTCTCTTCAACCCACAGGGACTCTTAATTTCAGCCGTCTTTCTTCAGCGAAGATTATGAGCGAAGGTTTACCTATCAACGATCCGATTTATGCGGTCAACTATAACATATTACGCATTGAGAATGGAATGGCGGGCCTTCTCTATGCGAATTAAAATGACATTCTATATTAAATGGTCAAGAACTTGCCGACAGTGGAACGTTCCACCAAGATTAGGTTCGGTAAAAACTGTACCGATGACCAGGCGGAAAATACGATCGTGTTCAACGCGAGTGACACACAGATTGATGTACCCTTTTCGGATTCTGTGTATATGACACCCCTACGTCTACGTACAGATCTCTCAGACCGGAATATCACGGTATTGGCGTATAATCAAATCACGAAAGAAGTGATGGACTCGGGGGCTATTGCTGAAGATATTCTCAATTTTACACTCGAAGCTGCTGTGATTAACGGTAATGTTACCGCAAATACAGTCTCGTTCAATAACGCGATTACTTCTGTCACGACTCTCTCCAATGTTGGTGTAGCTAATGGGTCCCCCATTCACACACTCGATGTAGGTTCGACATTTAATATAGACATAGAAGGTTCAAACCTTCTCACTGTGTTAGGAAACACATACATACAAGATAATTTAGTGGTGGATGGGAACATGACTGTGAATGGAGCGCTCACGACAGTGAATACTGTAAACACTGTTGTAAAAGATCCAATCATAGAACTTGGAAAATATAACGTCTCCTCAGATCTCGGTATCATCATGTATCGCCCATTGTCGAATGTCGCCATGGGATTTCGGGAAGGCTCGGATGAACTCGTACTCGCATACACGGACAGTAGTTCATATGGTTCGGTGATTGTTCCAAACACAAATGAAACACTCGATGTTCGAGTATACGGCAGAGTCCTCACAGAATCCAATGTAGGTATTTTGAATGCGACCCCGACCCACACATTGGATGTCGGGTCAAACCTTTTCGTGGATGAATTTGGTTCTAATATTCTGTATGTGACTGGAAATACACACACGACAGATATTCTTTCTGTGGGGAACAAAATCGGTATCAAAGTGATAGATCCCCATGCGGAACTTCATGTTGGTGGGAATGTGTATGTGTCTTCGAATTTGACCGTTGATGAAGATACTCTACACGTGGATGCGACTGCGCACTCCGTTGGTATTGAGACCAAGAACCCCGATGCCAATTTACACGTTGTTGGTAATGTCTATGTTTCCAGCAATTTGACCGTTGATGAAGATACTCTACATGTGGATGCGACTGCGCACTCTGTAGGAATTGAGACTAAGGATCCGGATGCCAATTTACATGTTGTTGGTAATGTCTATGTTTCTTCGAATTTGACCGTTGATGATGACACGTTCCATGTGGATGCATTGACACACTCTGTAGGAATTGAGACCAAGGACCCCGATGCTAATTTACATGTTGTTGGTAACGTCTATGTTTCCAGTAATTTGACCGTTGATGAAGATACTCTACATGTGGATGCATTGACACACTCTGTAGGGATTGAAACCAAGGACCCAGATGCGAACCTTCATATTGTGGGTAATGTCTATGTGAGCTCAAACTTAACTGTGGATGAAGATACTCTACATGTGGATGCGACTGCACACTCTGTAGGAATTGAAACCAAGGATCCCGATGCTAATTTACATGTTGTTGGTAATGTCTATGTTTCTGATGATTTGACCGTCGCGATAAATACCCTTCATGTTGATGCGGAGTACAAGTCCATAGGACTTGGAACAGTGAACCCTGATGCTAATTTACACGTTGTTGGTAATGTGTATGTGTCCGATGATTTAACCGTCGCGACAAATACCCTTCATGTTGAAGCTGGAACTGAACGCGTTGGGATCAAAACAAAGAACCCCGATGCCGAACTTCATGTAGTCGGTAATGTCTACATGTCCGACGACCTTACCGTGGCTACAGATGCGCTACACGTCGAAGCGAGTACACAATCCGTGGGTCTCGGGACGAAAGTACCCGATGCTAAACTCCATGTGGTTGGGAATGTGTATGTTTCTTCAAACCTAACTGTAGATGATAATACACTCCATGTGGATGCGACGACACACTCCGTTGGTATTGAGACCAAGAGCCCCGATGCAAATCTTCATGTTGTGGGTAATGTCTATGTTTCTTCAAACTTGACCGTTGATGATGACACACTCCATGTGGATGCGACGACACATAGTGTCGGAGTCGAGACCAAGAGCCCAGATGCTAATTTACATGTTGTAGGTAATGTCTATGTTTCTTCAAACTTGACAGTTGATGATAATACACTCCATGTGGATGCGACGACACATAGTGTCGGAGTCGAGACCAAGACTCCTGACGCGAACCTCCATGTGGTTGGCAATGTGTATGTCTCTTCAAATTTAACTGTTGATGATGATACGTTCCATGTAGATGCACTGACACACTCAGTTGGTATTGAGACCAAGAACCCTGATGCTAATTTACATGTTGTAGGTAATGTGTATGTCTCTTCCAATTTGACGGTTGATACGGATACACTCCACGTGGATACCGAGACAAGTCGCGTGGGTCTCGGGACGAAAGCACCCGCGTACCTCCTCGATGTTCACGGAACATCCAACGTGGGTGCACTCACGGCGGTTTCGGGGTCGGTCGCGAATGATTTCACGGTGGATACGAACACACTCTATGTCGACTCTACAGAAAACAGGGTCGGTATCAAGACTTTGACCCCATCCACAGAACTCCACGTCGAAGGGAACGCGTACGTCTCATCGAATATCCAAGCTTTGACCTATTTCGGTGACGGTGGTCTCCTTTCGAATGTCACTCTCCAAGTCGTTTCTGACCATGGGAACACAACATCCAACACAATTCAATTTACAAACCCTACGACCGCTTTGACGACCGACCTCACCTCCAATGTTGAAGTCAAGTTGAACCAATTGGCGAATGTTTCTATTACTTCAATTCTTCCTGATCACACGCTCGTGTATGACGGTTCTGATTGGATCAACGAGTATCCGTTGCACACCTATATCAAAATCCGAAACGATCTCAACGGGGTAAACATCGAGGTGGGTGATGCTGTCTATGTCAAAGGGACCCACAATTCAAACATACTGAACGTCGGTCTCGCGAAATCGGATGATCCATCTACGATGCCTTGTATCGGTCTCTCAAATCAGCTCCTCACACCGGGTCAGGAGGGTACGGCAGTCGCGTACGGTAAGGCTCTCAGTGTTGTCACAGATACATTCTTAACGGGTGAAACTGTATATGTGAGTAACACTGTCCCAGGTGGTTTGTCTAATGTCAAACCATATAATAACGACCTCATCCAGAACGTCGGCGTGGTCACGAAAATACATGCGAGTAACGGTGGTGTTTTCGTCACCGGTATCGGTCGCGCGAACGATGTCCCAAATGCTCAAGTGGTTCTAGATGAATCTGAAATCAATTGGGTATATGTGAATACTGTTAATAATGATTTCAAAAAGATTGAACCTTCTAATTTATTGACCCAACTTCAAACGTTCGAACAAGTTTCCGCAGCTGGGAATGTGGTTTCGAATGTCATAGAATTCAAGAACGTGACCACGGGTTTGGTGACCACCTCAAACCTTCAGGTAGGTTCGAACATTTCTGTGACAGGTCTCATAGATCCAATCAATAAGTATTTACCAATGGTAGGCACTGATGGTTTTTTCGAGAAGTCTCCAGTGTATGTCACAGATACAGGGAAATATGTTATTTCCGCAGCCGAGGCGGAGTTCTTGGGGAATATCACACTCAGTGGTAATAATACGATTATTTCATCAACTTCTGTGACCATCGAAGATAGAATTTTTGGTATCGCAGCGAACAATTCAGCTACAAGTCTCGATAGTGGGTTCATGATCGAACACAAAGATGGTGGTACGTACGCCAATGTCGCTGTCATATACCACGCAGATGAACATAGATTTTCAGTGGGATACACACAAAATACATTCACGGATGACCACATTCTTCATTACGAAGATGAGGATCATCGAATGTTGATTGACCTCATAGGAAATGTGGAGGTGCAACACAATTTAGTGGTGAACGAAACCCTCGATGTCACGGGTGCTGCGACCTTCGCAAATGATCTGACTGTGGGTGCAGTCTCCAATCTTTTCGTGGACGTGAGTACCTCGAGGGTGGGTATTAACGAGGCAACCCCGGGTGCGTCTCTCGATGTGGGTGGTGACGTCAATATACAAAGTGTCACGGATGCGACCTCCAAAACTTCTGGAGCCCTCGTGGTCGCGGGTGGTGTCGGTATCGGTGGAGATGTATACGCGACGAATACCGTCCTATCAGGAAATCTCACAGTGGATACGGATACGCTGATTGTGAACTCGACGACCCACCTGGTAGGCATCAATAAGGCTGTCCCCACGGTCGCACTCGATGTCGTGGGTGACGTGGTCATCACAGATGATTTCACAGTGGATACGAACACACTTCGCGTTGATTCGGTGACTGATAGGGTGGGTATCAACGTGTTGGCACCAGATGCTTCGCTGCATGTCGTTGGGAACGTTCACGTTCAAAACACGACCGAGGCGTTCTCGACCGTTACAGGTGCCATGACCATCACGGGTGGTCTCGGAGTCACCGCGAACGTCCACGCCACACAGTTCCATGGTGACGGGTCAAAGCTGACCGGTCTGGTCACGACTCTCGAGGATGTTGCCAATAACGGAAACACGATGTCCAACGTGATTATTTTTGAAAATGCGACGACTGGTCTCGTGACCGACGGGAAGGTGGGTGTTTCGACTCGGGCACCAGCCGCGAATCTACATGTCGTAGGGAATGTCCATGTAGCGGATACGACCGAGGCGTTTTCGACCGTTACGGGGGCTATGACCATCACGGGCGGTCTCGGAGTTGTCGCGAATGTCCACGCCGCACAGTTTCACGGTGACGGTTCTAAGCTCACGGGTCTGGTGACGACTCTTGAAGATGTCGCTGATAACGGAAATACGATATCCAATGTGATTATTTTTGAAAATGCGACGACTGGTCTCGTGACCGATGGAAAAGTGGGTGTTTCTACCCGCGCACCAGATGCGAATCTACATGTCGTGGGGAATGTCCATGTGGTGGATACGACCGAGGCGTTTTCGACCGTTACCGGTGCTGTGACAATCACAGGTGGTCTCGGAGTTGTCGCGAATGTCCACGCCGCACAATTCCATGGAGACGGTTCTAAGCTCACAGGTCTCGTGACGACCCTCGAAGATGTCGCCAATAACGGAAACACCATGTCCAACGTGATTATTTTTGAAAATGGGGATACAGGGCTCGTGACACACGGAAAGGTGGGTGTTTCTACCCGCACACCAGACGCCAATTTACACGTCGTCGGGAATGTGTATATGAGTAATATCGTGACTGTGGCTGGTGGTCTCGTCACAAATAGGGATCAGGTGGTGAAAAAGACATACGCGTACTCTGGAACGATCACAGCGAGTGACCAACCGTTTATCAATGTGAATTTTACGTCCGACATCTTTTACTCTAAGATTTCCGCACAATTGGTGGATGACAACGAAGAATTGAGTACCATGATTCTCGAGGTTT